TTATAGGCCGTTGCCACTTGGCTCGCACCGACAGCCAAACGACCCGCTTCCACCGCTGCCAAACCGACGGCCGCCGCCCCCGCCCCACCGGCGGCTGCCCCCGCAATCGCGCCGACCGGCCCACCAATCGCGCCAAGCGCGGCCCCGCCAACACCGCCCAAGAAGCTGCCCCCGCTCCCGCGCCCAGCGGCACGCTGTGCGCTCTCACGCATCCGCAACTCCGAGCGATAGGCCGCCGTCACGCGCCGCTGCTCTTCAATGGCCGTGTTAGCCGCCACGCGTGCCTGTTGCTGTTGGCCGTAGGCTTCCGTGCGTGCTGCTGCCACCCGCGCCGAACTTTCGGCCCGCGTGGTGGCCGTGATCTGCGTCTGTTGCGCCTTGACCACGGCCAACGTCTGTTGCGCCTGCGTCAGCGCAAGTTTTTGTTCATTCTGGAGACTGCGAAAGGCTTGGGAAAGTTCGCGCGCCGTGGCCTGCCCCGCCTGGCGTGCTACGTTGGGCGCGTTACGCAAGGCCGAATAGTCAAAGCCAATCGTGGCGCGCGGGGTGTTTTCGGATTGTGAGCCGCTGGGCGGGCGCGTGGTTGCCATTGTTAGCCCCTAACTACTATGCCGCCGCACGATGGCCTGCACCTCGCGCAACAAGCGCGGCGCAAAATAATCCAGCGCATCCGGCAAAATGGCGAAACGGCCACGGCTCACCGTCTCCAAATACCACGCGTATGGAATAGCAGGGCCGTGGCTCATCACCAGCGTCACCGACTCATCGACCAGGTGTTGCATATCAGCATACAGCCCTGCACGCGCCTCACCGGTGTCATCTTTCCAGCGTGCCTCGGCGCGCAGCCACGCCGTCACCTCGGAGGTATAACCATCGACCAATGCCACCAGGTCGCGCTCAATTGCATCGATCTGCCCCTGCGCGAGCGCGGCCCACGCCGGATCAGGCGGGATGATCCACTGGAAGGTGATCACTGAATGATCCCCCTGGCTTGTAACTGCGCCGCCAACGTGGGCGGCAACGGACGCGGCTCTTTGCGACGATTGGGCGCGCTGCCAGCAAACATCTGCCGAAGCTGCTGCCCAATCTGCCGTTTGGCGACTGACGGCGAGACAGGCGCGGGCAGCCGAAACTCCTTGCTCAACAGTTGCTCCAGCGTGTACTTTTGCCTGTACTCATCGCCCACCTTCTCGCGCTCGGCCAACGCATTTTCTACCGTCAGCCCGACATACAGCACCGCGTTGTCAAACTGATACGCCGCCCAACTGTTTGCTAATTCAGGCACGCGCAAGCTCTGGCTGGGCATTTGGCTGAATTTCTGGCACTTTTGATACAGAGTCCACGCGGCGCGCTTGTTGGCGACGAAAAGTCTCCAGCGCACGCGCTGGGCTGTTGGCGAGGCTGTAAATCTCCCAAATTTCGTCGTGGTACAACTCTTCTACGCCCAGCCCTGGCGTCCGCAGCACCTTGCCCACCACCCACCGCGCCAGCCGCAACCGTTCCAAGTAGCGTTGGCCGCGCTCGCGCTCATCATCCTTTGCTGGCGCAAAAAGCTCACGCGCCGCCAGCGGCGTCAACTCGTCCGGAATCTCGCCTAACTCATACAGCATGGACAACTCGGCAATCACCAGGCTCACCGTGCGCCCCGTGTCAAGCTCGATCCCAATCGCGTCCTGCAGCGGGCGCGGCAAAGTCTCTCCCGCGCCATTGTTGCTAAAATTTTTCATTAGGCCATGCCGCCAATCGGGATGGCGAGCGCGCCGACCGTGGCACGGTGCTGCAGATCGATGATGTCGTAGTCGCCTTCGCCCAACAACGTTGCCGTAAACTCAATGCTTGACAACGTGCCATACTCCAATGTCCCCAGCGAAATGTCGCTGGCAACTTTGGCCTTTGGCGCGTAGATCAGCACATCGCCGTTGCCCTCTTCTTCGAGGCCTTGCCCCGCCATGCCAAACCAGGGCAAGCGGTGGCCCGCCGAAAGTGGCAACGTCGTCTTGAGCGTGTCGCCGCTGCCGATTTCAATCAACGTCAGGCCCAAGACCACCTCTAGGACTTCCAGCGACACGCCCTGCATCCGCACCTGCGCGCTGCCCGCGATCAGGCGCGACGCCACCACGACAATGCGATCATCTCCCGTTCCTTCTGCCGATTGTACCCTTGCCGTCACATTCATCATTTGGATGTGCGGCACATTGACCGCCGTGCCATAGACCAACGCCGACGTGCGCGGGGCCACAATGCCGTCCTGGATACCAAAAGAAATCATTGCTCACCTCTCTTTTTGCGCCGCAGCACGGCGTCTAAACTCGCTTGAAGCCGCCCAGACCCAGCAAGGAACTTTGCGTCTCGGCGTCTCTGGGCGCGCAATTAAATCGGATTGATCACCTGCAACGTCACGTTTGTCACCGCGCTAAATTCGACATGTACCTCGCTCTGCGCGTTCTGGTCAAAAATCTCCTCGAAGCCGGTAAAGATCACATCGCCGCTGGTGGCAGGCACGGTGAAGGTTTTGTCCGGCACGGCCAAGCCATAAATTGAATAATTGGTGTTGACCGTGACGGTGATCGGCGACCCACTGGTGTTCTTTACGCGCAACAGCGTGCGGCGGTTCGCCACAAATTTGTTGCCATTCGTGCCATCCGCGTTGACCAACGTGGCAATGCTGGTGGCTGCCAACGCTTGAAGCGCAATCGGTGTCACGGCCACTGCACTCGAAAAAGGCATAGCTTTAATTCCTTTCTGCCGCCCATTACGCGGCGCGGCGCAAAGCCCTGATCTGATAATCCTCGCGCATCATCTTGATTCCCAACCCCGCAGGCAACTCCGGCACGCTGCCAACCGCCAACCCCGGCACCCACACCGCAGGCCACGCTCGCGCAAAGACGTGGCCTTGCATCAGCGCATAGACGCGCTGGCGCACACTGTCGAGCGCAGCCGCCGACGGCGCATAAAGCCAAATCTCGACGACCTGGTTGCTGTCGGCCACCTGCCGCTTTACATCCACCAATTGCAACGTCGGCACTTCGGCGCGCTCGCGCACAATCGCCGTGGCGCGTAAAGTCCCGCCGCTCCACACATCCGGCGTGGTCACGGCGTCGGTAATGCCTTCATCACCCAAATCCGCGTCGGCATAAATTCCCCCAGGCAACAGCGTGCCAAGCAACGGATCGCCGCGCAGATATTCAGCCACTTCCTCTTCGCGTCGCATCAACTCACCCGTTCACCACGAAAATGCCCTGCAGCCCGCCGGGGACGACAATCACATCCACGCACCGGTAATGATCCCCCTCATGCAGGAATGTGTACCCCTCTGCCATGTCCGTGTCGGCCACCGTCGGATGATCCGTCACGCCATAGACCACCGCTTGCCGACGCGGGGCCAGCCCTGCCACCCCTTCCACCGCGCTGGGCCTGTTGTCGGAATTGACGCGCAAAATCTGCGCCGCCAATTGTGTCTCTGGCGTGGTGCTGCTCTTGGTGACAACGCGCGGCTTCGTGAACACCACCGCTGTTGGCTTGCGCTGAATCTTGCGCCAGATCGCTTCGGCACGCAGCGTCACCGAGATTGCCATTACGGATACCACCTGCGCCCTGCGCGCGCCACGCTAAAGAAGGCCGGACGACGACCCTTTGGCAACTCGGCATCGCCGACCGCCTCATCCAATTTGCTTTGCCAATACTCCAACAATTTGCGCTTGGCCTCGGCAATTTGGCTCAACCGTTCGCTTTCCTCGTTCTGGGTGTAGTCCGCCCCTTCGGTCGCCCTCGCCCAAATCGCTTCCAGCACCTCTACGCACGCCGCAGCAAAGGCCGCCGCCGCGTTGCTGGGATAGCGTGCCTCGGTGCGCGCAAAGATGGCCGCCGCCTCGGTGTTGTCAAGCTCGGCAATGGTCGTGTTGGTCTTTTCGCGCAGCAGATTGTAGTCCGCCTCGGTCGCCATGCGTTAGCCCTTGCCTGCGTCGGTTTCCTCTGCCGTTGTCGATTGTTTTTGCGTACGCGGCGTCTGCTTGGTCACAGTTGGCGTCTGCGCGATAACTAACTTGCCCTGCTGAATCGCTGCCAGCACACCAGGCGTCTCGCCTACTGCCACCGCAACGCCATCGCCCACGACAAACGCCTGCCCGCCTGGGTGCGCCACGTCTGTTTCATAGAAAGCCACGCGTTTGTCGGTGGCGGTGGCTTTGACTTCGATAGTTGCCATTGGGCAATCCTCTCTAGATCAATTTGGAAGTGCGCCGTTGTTCTCTGACTTCACGCCGCCAAATTGAGGATTTTAGCCGCGTTCCTGTCCAGCACCGCGCACCCTTCGGTCTCGGTCATCGTCACAACTTCGGTTTGATTGAGAATGAAACGATCCTGTTCCTGGATCGTCGCCCCAACCTCGGTGGCGCGCTCAATCGCAAAGCGACGGTCATAGCCCACGATCACATTGGCCGGAGCTTCCGCTGTCCACCCATAGCGTGTGCCGTCGGCGAAGGAATTGATCGGCACAAGATTTGTTCCCAAGCCGCCCAGATTCACCGTTGAAAGCGGCACGTTGGCCGACCCCGTGTTGAGCATCGCCAGCTGCAGCGCAACATTCTCGCGCATCAGCGCGTGCGTCAACATGTAGGGCATGGCAAAACGCATTTTGAAGGCCAGCCACGCCTTTAGCGTGAGATTGGGGGGCGTGGCATCCGGGTCTAGCGTGGTCAAGTTGATCACCTCCGCTGCGCTCCCGCTGTTGCCGTCGCCGTTGACCATCACATCCAGGGCCGCCGCCACTTTGTCCATTTCGGCCTGGATTGCCAACATCTGAAAAAACCACGCCATGCGATCCACGCGCATCTGCCGCAACGCCTCATAGGTGGCACGCAGCCCACGGCCATACTTGTACAAATTGATGACCGTCTGGCTCGTGGCAATCTTTGCCAGCGGAATGTCGGCCCCCTGCGCCACGCGCGCCATGCGCGCCTCGTCAGCGTCCCACTCGATGTACAAATTGCGATAGATGTTGCCATTGATGGGCGACGTGACGCCGACAATCTCACTGAGCGGAATCGCCGGAGCCATCTGCTCTGACCAGCGCGGCGCACGGCCATCATCCCAAGGGCGCATGATGCTGCCGGGGATGTAGTCGGTGGATAGGTGCGTGACATCGCGCACCCCGACATCACGCATGGAAACGTTGCGCCAGTTGCGCGCCCCAAACTCGAAGAGCAACGCGCGCGTCGCCGCATTTTGCAAAAATGCATCGGCACGGCTTGCCCACCAGCCCGCCTGTGGGTTGCTGCGCGTGCGAATCCCCGCCTCTTGCATCATGCGCCCAAAAGCGTCCAGGTCATCCCCTTTTTCGCTGGGGCTGACACTCTCTAGCGCACGCGTCAGCGTCGGCGCATCTTCAATGCCCGCGTCGTTCATGCGCGCCGCCACGTCTGTGTACACCTGCAGCGGCGCGCGGCTAAATGCCTCCCAAAGTTCGCGCGTGCCCAAGCGCGTAATGGTCACTGTTTTTGCCATCGTTCCTCTCCTGTTACTAAATGCGCCCGCACAGCCGTCGCCAGACGGCTCCGTGGCGGGCGCGAAAAATTAACGCTATTCCAGCTTGACCCATACCTCGGTCGTCACGCTGGGGTCGATGATCATCCCGCGCGCCATGCCCAACTCGGCGGCTGTGCCGGTCGCCACCGCGCGGATGTATCCCGCCGCGCTCGATGGCCCCAGGTCGCCCACGATCTTTGCGCCCAGCGTCAGCGTTGCGCCGTCACCCCCTGGCAGCGACATGTACCCTTCTGTCTGCACGGTGGCTTTACCGTCGGCTTCGACAAGCTCCAATTTGCCCAAGACGTGCGAGCCATCCGTCGCCAGCGCAATCGTGGCGTTGCCGCTCAACTTCACGGCCTTGCCCACCTGCGCTGAGCCGTTGGGCTGGTTGACATCGTAGGTGATCGTCGAGGCGTCAATGATGAAGGTCTGCGCCTCGCGCCCGATGCCGTGGAAACGAACAATGTTGCGTGGATTTGCCATGCTCTAATCCTCCCCTGGCCGTTAGCCCTTACATCGAAACTCAATTATTGGATGCTGCAATCTGATACCAATTCACGCCATTGGAGATCAGCGTGGCACTGTCGCCCGCGCCCAAAACGATGTTGCCCGCGCTGATCAACGTCCCCGTTTCCGTAAAAGTGATCGTAGCGGCCCCCACGTTGACCAGCACCAACAGCGACCCCGCCGCCTTGACCGTGATGTTGGCCCCACTCGTGCCAACGGCAGCGGTCGAGCTAATCGGCTGATAGCTGCCCAGGGCATTGAGCGTGGCGTTGTTGGTCAACACGCGCGTCGTCTTGGGCGTGGCCGCCAGCAACCCCTCGGTGCGAAGGTTGCTAAAGCTGCTCCACGACGGCTGGGCAGCCACCTCGCGACCCAGTAACAACACCAGCACGAGCAGCAACAACAGCGGCACAAAAAGCGCGCCGCCTACAACTTTTAACATTCGTTGCATTGCAACCCCCTTCCTAGCCATAATGCGCCGCCGGCGCGCGCAACTCGACCACTTGCCCGTTGTTAACCTCGGCCCCAGCCTCCGCCGTGCTGCGCCCACCCTGGAAACGCGCATTGCCCGTCGCCTGCCAGTCATCGCGCATCCGCTTGATGACATTGAGCGGCGCAGCCCTCAGCGTCGCCTCATAGGTCGCGCTATCAAAGGTGTTGCCATAGGCACGCACCCCCTCTGCCAACGCTTCCGCCACCAAATCGTTGCGATAGGTGTCGCCGTCGGCGGCGCGGCTTTCCAACTCGGCGGCGCGCGCAGTGGTTGTTACCAGCCGTTCGCCCATCGCCTCAATATCTGCCGCCAGGTCGCCACTTTCGACAATCCCTAACCGCGCAAACGTTGCGCGCACCCGTTTCACATCATCTTCTTCCATTTCACTGTCCTTTCCGCTGCCGCTTGTGGCAGCTTGGCTCACTGCATAATTTTTTTGCAACGCAGGCACACTCAACATCCGTTCGGTCGTGCTCTTATCCAACCGATAGACCATCTGCGCCTGGCGCACATCGTCCACCGTAATCGCACCCGTTACCGCCAACTCATAGACCTTCTCAATCATCGCCCCCGGCGTGGCCCCTTCATAGACACCCGACACCTCGGCCAGGTGCGCGTCGTCGATGCCGACGGTTGCCAGCCGTTGCCGCACCACGCCTTCGATCTCTTCTTCATAAGTCAAGCCCGCGATATGCGGACACCTGCCCCGCCAATAATCCTGCCCGCACAATTGACAAATCATCCGTCCCCCATACCAGCCAATGCTGACATCGCGCGTCAACCCGCCGCGAATCGAGGCAATCAGCCCATTCGTGGCAACGCTGCCAATCTGCATCTCGGCCAGCGTGTAAAAATCGGCATGGACTTCACTTGCTTCATTTTCGCCGCTGATCACCCCCGTCAAGCTGCCGCCAATCGGCAGATGGCGATGGTCATGCCCCGGCAGAAAAGCCACCCCTGCCGCCGCCTCGCGCGCATAATTTTGCAGGCTTGAAGCCAGCATAAAGGTAAAATACGCGTCCAGCCGCGAGCTGGAAATCTCCGCGCGCCAGAAAAAGGGCGGGTTGCTCTCCAACACGCTTGGATCCAACACGCGGTCGCTACGCAAAATTTCCTTCAGCGTGGCAATGCGCGCCGCATCACCGACGGCCCGCACCTGCGCGGGAAAAGTCTGCTGGTTAATGATGTCCATTTTTCATCGCCTCTCTCATCGGTGCATACATTTTTGCGGCTTGATCGCTTCCTTGATTGAGAGCTTCCTGACTATCGCCATCACCTTGCACCATCTCGCCATTCGCCGCCGCTGCCTGACCTGGTGGCGGCCCAACCGCTGGCTCGCCCGTCACCTCTTCGCTCGCCTGATCCTGCGTCCACCACCCCTGGTCACGCATGGCAATCGCATTGGCGATCTTCATCGTCAACACCTGCTGGTCACGCAGCATCTCGGCGGCGCGCAACTCGGCAAAACGAAATTCGACACTGGCTTGGATGCCCTGGGCTTCCAACGCCAGCGTCAGTAGCCGTTCCAGCATGGTCTCGGCATAGTGCTGAATCGATTTGATGCCCGCCACAAAGATTTCATACTGGCGATTGCTATCCGTGTCGCTGCTGCCCTCTTTGATGCCCATCATCAACGGCATGGATTTCAGCGCGCGCGTCGCCATGCGCTCCAGCGCGTTGATGAGCGTATCGATTGCGCCCAAGCTCGACGCATCCACTGCGCCGACTGGTCGATTGACCGTCGTGACATCGGTGTGAACATAGGTATCGTCCGGCTCCAACGCCTTAAAGGTGTTAACCACTTCATCGACGATCTTTTGCATTTCGGCTATGTAGGTGTCAGGATCGTCGCTGTACTGGTCGAGAATCGTCGCCAGCTTTTCGGTGTCGAGGCTAATGTCTAGGCGCGGGTAGCCCTGCTGCTGCACCACGCGCCGAATGTCGTGCAACATTGCCAGCAAAAACAAACTGACAAACAAGCTCGACGCCGCCAGCGGTCGCCCGTAGGGGCTGCCAGGGAAGGGGTCAACCGGCGTGTAGCGCACCGTCGGGCGATCCAGCGGCACAAATTGCCCACGCTGGAATTGCCCCAACTGCCACACGGGGCCACGCAGCGCATCTTCCGCACGACGAAAGCGCACGCTGATGGGATCGGGCGTCACCAGGTCAACGGGTGTGCGTCCACGGGCATCTAGCACCAACTCGGCAAAGAGCGCGCCGCGCAAAAAGACGGTCATGAACAGACGACCAAACAAAATGTCCACGCTGCCATAGTGGTCGTCGAGCAAATGCAGGAAGTTGTCGAGCGCGATTTGTCCGCGCAGGTGTGGCACAGCCTTGCCCGTGCTGCTGCGCCGATGCGCGTGCGCTTCCCATCCTGGATTGCAGAGCCGAATGAAATCCCACAGGGCTTTGGAGACTTCCGGCGACATGTCGGCCAGCACTTCGAGCAGGCGCGCGGGCGAAAGCCGTTCCAGCAGCGCGCGGTCGGCATGAAGCACATGCCACGCATCGTCGAACGCCGTCGGCGGGGCCATCACCATCACCCCCGCCAGCAAATCGCCATCCTTGTCCGTGCTGGCGCGGCCCGACGGCAACGCGCGAATTCCTAAAATGGGCGCACGGCGCATGGTTTGCACGGGGTCAGTTTTCCAAAACTGCCACCATCTGCGCGCGTTGGTTGCCATTGTCACCACCCCCTCACGCTGGCTTGGATCAGCGGCGCGTTAACACGCGGCAACATGCTCGCCGCCATGCAATAATTTTCGGCATGGCAGTTATGCACGAGGATGCCATTGGCAAAATACTCGTGGGCTTCTTCTACTGTTAAGTTGTAAACAGGGAGTTTGCCGCGTGGTTCGCTACGGACTAAATAGACGGAGCTTGTTGGCGCAGGATCGGGAACAGGTTTTTGTCTTGTAGTAGCGGTTGACTTCAAAAGAGGAACCACAGACTGCACATTGGCGCGTCTCGTTATCCGCTTTAGTTGCCCGACGATGCGCGGCATTGCACGCGTTGGAGCAGTAGCGGTTCTGAGGGTTCCGTTGGGCACGGAATGACTCAAAGGATTTGCCGCACTGTATGCAAATGAAGGTCTCTCGAACAGTGGGCCGAAGATTGACGGCCAACTTCTTGTGAAGCTGCTTTCCTTCTTTGGTTTGATGCCACGCCTTTTGGAGAGGACGAATGCGATCCATGTGATTGGCAGTAACTTGCGGGTTAGTCGCAGCAATGAGCGTCTTGACATGATCCGATCTGTGCTTACTTTTGGGAAGACAGACCAGGTTATCCGGCTCGTTATTGAGGGAATTTTCGTCTCTGTGGTGGATGTGATGGTTCGGCGGAATAGGGCCGTGAATGTCCTGCCAAATCTCTTGATGCAATCGCTTGACGCCTTGTTTGCGATAGCTGCCGCCTGGCGTATAGTAAAGGCGATCTGAGCGGCGCGGACTGTCTGGGTAGCGACGGAACTCAATACCCTTGTAAACAATGGTTTCCACTCTGGGTTTTGGTTTGTTTGGCATACGTCAATTATATCACCGTAGTTTACAGCGTCAAGTGGAACGAACCCCTTGCCGCGCATATAAACAGGATGATTCGGGGTAGCGATAAGCCTTGTGCCATCAGAAAAATGATATTGCTTTACTGTGGCCTCTGGGTTAGTCATTCCTGCTGCCAACACTTTTCGATAGCCCATGCGCGTCAAAACAAACGATCCGATTTCGACGCGCTCAATTGGCACTTGGCCGCAATCTGTCTGGATCAGCGTGCCAGCCGCAAAACAATAGTGGTCTGGCCCGCTTTCAACATAGCGCACCACCTCGTCGCCGCGCGCGCTCTTCTCCGTCACGCGCACCGGAGCTTTCAGTTGGCTGTAATAGTGCGGGATGTCGCGCGCGTTCGCTGGAAGTGTGTTTTGGCCGTCGTAAAAGCGTGCCAGCGTTTCATCCAGCGTGCGTGTGCGATCCATCAGAATGTAGCGTTCATCCTCGACTTTGCGAATCGGATTCTCATCCTTCAATTCGCCAGGGTAATAGGCCAACCAAATGCGGCGCGGGGCCAACGCTTGAAATTCCCGCGCCTTCTCCGTCTCCGGCATGGCGTCCATCACCGTCACCGACGGCTTGTAGCGTTGCCACAAGGCGGCTAATTGCTTCCAAGTGCATTCGCCCGCGTAGAGCAGCCGCCGCTCGCCCCGTTCGGCGTCAGGCCGCGCCCGCACGACCACGTTGAGAACGCTGCCGACATCGATGCCCATAAAGCCGTTCTCACTCACTACTGGCGCGTAATCGCGCACGCACCCATCCAGCGTAGCATCGTCGAGGCCGCCCCCGCGCGGGCGATACGGCAACCCCCAATCCTGGTTGAAGCCCTCGCGCCGCACCGTCTCATTTGTCGAGCGCAGCGGCGCAAGCAAAGCCAGCGGCTCATGCAACGCCGAATAAATTTTGGAGATGTGATAGCCTACACGCGCCGAAGATGACGCGGTTGCAGTCGCCACCCACTCGCCTTTGCCCAACCGATCCACCTCGCGACGGCACTTGGCACACGCGCAATAGGCGCGTCCCGCCGCCTGGCCGTGCCACACCGTCGGTCGCTCCAAATCGTCCCACTCCTGCACCACGCTCTGCATCGTCAACGCTTGCCAGTGGCCGCAACCGTCGCAGCGCACATGCCACTCGCGCTGGTCAGTGGTGAGATATTCGGCGTGGATGCCCCGCCCGATGTAGGTTGGCGTGGAGACGGCCCGCTGTCGCGCCAATTGGCTGTGGCCCAACCGTTTGCGCGCAATGGCGGGCGCACGCGGGTCGATCTCATCCCACTCGTCCATGATCAGCACGTCGGCATCGATGGATTTGAGTTGCGGAGCTTGGCCGGTCGGTTTGACTTGCCCGCCGCGAAAGTACAAAAAGCGATCTCGCACACGCTTAAGCGTCACACGGTCGGCCCCACGCTTGCGAATCTTGGTGTCCCCACCAGCTCCGCGCCCTTCGACGACGATGCCATTGAGATAGTCCGAGCTTTCAATGGCCGTGCCGAGGCGCGCCGCCGAAAAATCGCTGACATGGGTATCTGTGGGAAAGACATACAGCACGGTTGCATCCAAAATGTCACACGAATACAGCGCATCGGAGATCAGAAACTCCGACACGCCCGCCTGGCCCGACTTGCAGATCACCAAATCCTGCGCCGTTTCTTCATAGAGCGCGCGCAAAAATGCGTGTTGTGTTAAATCAAAGGGCTTGCCTGGCGCAAGCTCTTTGCGATGCTGCATCATCCACGCCAGCAACGAGGGTCGCGACCCGTCGCGACGGTCGCGACCGTGCGCCAATGTGCGTGGCTCGCTGACAAAGCGGAAGCCGCCGGTATCAATTTGCGGAAGAGTCAACGTCACTTTCAGCACGGTTCAATGCCTCAATCAGCCGTACAGCCTTATCCACCAAAATGCCATGCGCCAGGGCCACATTTTCGATGGGCTTGTCGCGCAGATACTCTTTGTCACCCATCACCTCGGCTTGGCTCTTTAGCGTCCGCAGATTTGCATCCAAATACTCCAGCAGCAACGCGCCAACGGCCCCAGCTTCACCGCTGGGCGGGACGCCATCGGCCTGCCTAGCCGCTTGACGCCGCACCCCGCCAAGTGTTTCATCCTCGCGCTTGGCCCAGGAACTCACTGTCCCTTTCGGGATGCTATATTCCCTGGCGACCGCACTCACCGATTGCCCAGCCAGCAAAGCCGCCAACACCGCCGCTTTAACCTCTGGGTCATACTCTTTGCGCGCCACGAAAATTCCTTTTTTGGGTCGCGATGGGTCGCGACCCCCTACCTACAACGGCAACTTTGGGTCGAAGCCCACGCCACCGCGCGCCCGCTGTGCTTTCATCACTTCCAACCCCAACTTAACGCCCCTGTACGCCGCCTCCACAAACGGCACAAGGCGGCTCGGCTCCACTTCCGGGAACCACGCCTGCAAGTGGCTCATCGCCTCCGCAAAAGCCTCGCTGCCCGTGTTGATCTTCCCGCTCTCTTTCAATTGCTGCGCCGCCTCGACCGCCACCTCCGCCACCTCGCGAATCTGCTCGGCCAACGGCTGCGCCCGTTCCAGCGTTTCGGTAATGCCCGTGACGGTCATCGGCTGGCCGCTGCGCTGATAGGCCAAAAACGCAATGACGACAGCCAACACGCCCGCCGCAATGCCAATCATCTCGGTAAGTTCCATACCTGCCTCCTATTCAACTGTTCCGATTCACTCTGTCGGCGTATGCCTTTGCCAACAGAGCCGCGTAATGGTCAACCTGTCCCGCCCCGTTATACCGTCGCGCAATCTCGCGCCAGTCCTTGCGTTGGATCGCAGCAAAAAGTGCTGGATCGCTCAAACAAAAATTGAGAAAGCCCAACGCTTGCATGGCTGCGCCCTGAAATGCTTCCAGCATCACCGTCGCCGAACGGTAGCCAATGCGCGCATGGTTGAAGCCCATAATCTGCGGCGCACCCATGCTGATTGACCGATTAGCCGCCTCCACATGGAGCGACCTGGCAAATTTCAATGCACCATATTCATCATCCTGTTTGCCCGTGTGGATCGGCCACCACGGCGTGTCCACATGACTCCGAAAAAGCTGATTTTCCCAGGGCTTTTGCTTGTCCGTGCTGAAATGTTTGCCCCACAGATCATCGTTGCCCAACTGTGCCTTGAAAACATGTGCCTCGAAGCGGATGATCACACGGCCATCCGCGCCGTGCGTGCGCCCGCCCGATTCCACGCGCAAAATAGCGTCGGCCACCATCGGATCAATGATGCCGCTGGGCGCAGGCGCGGGCGTCGGTTGGGGTTGTGGCGTCGGCTCTGGCGCAGGCGCAGGCGTCGGCCCCTCACCGACTACAGGCGGGGGCGTCACCGTCGCAGGCATCGTCGTCAACTGAAAAACAATCGCCGTGCTGGTATGGATGCCCGCGTTAAAACCGCCTGGTGTGTCGGCCCCCATGCCGATGCCCTTGACCCTCTCCGCTGGCGCATCGGCCACAACGGTAATGGCAAACTCGTTGCGGCTGGGCGACATCGGGTAATTGGCTGACCACGGCTCACCTGGCTTGGCTTGGCTGATCACGTAGTGTTCGCCGCTGGGCCATGTGACCTTGAGCGGCACATCCACCGCCCGCGTGCCGTCCCGCTCTAGCGTGTCCACCAAAATGTGATGGCGACCGCCCGCCTGACTCTCATCCAGCCATTCGGCCTTGACCACGCGCCAAAACAATTGCCCTGGCGCGACAGGTGGCGTTTCAATGGTTACGCCGCGCCCAAAGAGGCGCATATCCCATTGCCGCGGCGGGAGCGCGGATGCAGCAGGCGGGGTAGATAGAGCGGGGTTGGTCGTTGGCGGCAGCGATTCTGCCCAAACAGGCGCAATGTACCCATGCCCGACCGCGGCCTTGTACTCGGCAATCACATCGGCTTTGCCTTCAATGGCATATTGGTCATAGCGCGGATAGCGATAGAAGATCACTGCGCCAATCTTGGGCCGATTGTTTTTGTTCCACGCGTCAATCTCTTCCAACATGGCAGGCATTAACCCTGTGGCCTGCCACGGCCCATCGCCGTTGGCTTCGGTGATGTAGATCGGCTTTTGATGCAAGGCGGGCGGGATGGCGTCCAAAAAATCACGATAGGCGCGGAACTCATAGTGACGATGCTGGAAAGGCGGGGCCATGCGCGCCGTGGATGTGACCAGCGCAGGATTGTAGCCGTGTGTGTAGGCGTGCAGCGCAAAACCGTCCACTCCATTGCCAAGCGCGGCAATCACATCTACAAAATAGCCCACCCAATCGCCGCTGGCGTTGCCAGGGTACTTCAATTCGGCGTTCCACGGCCCTGATCCGGCCACCAACACCTCGTCGGTTTCATGGCCCGCAATGGCATGGATCGCCGCCCGCGCTTTCTGGTAGCAATTGGCATAGTGCCACGGAAAAATCGGCTGGTTGTCGGGCCATTCGCGCGGCAAATTTGGTTCATTGCCAATGATCCAACGGCGACACCCCTGGCTGCCGCGCACATAGGCCACCAGCCGCCGTAGATACTCTTCGTATTGTGACAAGGACGGCAATGTGCCTGTGGAGCCGTAGCCCCAGTTGGCGCGCACGATAGAATGTAGGCCAGGGGCCACGCGGCCATAGTCGCGCGGCGGCGGATTGTCGGCCAGCGCAATTGTATCTAACAGCCAGGTATCTGGCGGGGCAATGGCGACACTCTCAATGTCGTGCAAACCAGCTAAATTGCTCATCGCTGCACTCCGAGGCAATCCGCCCCGATCTCGAAGTCGACTGCAGCCACGCTCGCCGCCGTGTCTTTGGCAACATTGGCAACGCCAATCAACCGCCGGTAATGTCCTGGGGGCCACGGACGTTCTGGCCGCGTGCCTGTGGCAGGCAGCAGGGCAGGCAATGTCCAATCCGTCTCTACCTCGATCTCGCCAGTCTGGTCATAGATGTTGATCGTCGGCGTCGCCACAATTTCGGCGCGTCCGGTCTCCAAATTGCGGACAACAGTGGCATTGTGGGTCATGGCTGGCTCGGTGATATTGAGCGTCACCGCATAGCTCAAGGTGTCGCCAGGACACAACACGCGGTCAGGCTGCGTCTCTGTCACCGCCAACACGACCGACGCGGGTGCGGGCTGGCCAATCTGCGCCGACAACCGTTGCTGCCACCACCATGTCCACATACCCGACAGCAGCAGCAACAGCGAAAAATAGCCCGCAATGCGCCATACCTGCCCGCGATAGTGCCGCTCAATGTCGGCCTTGCGCTCGCGACTCAATTCCACTAACTGTTCGCGCGTGCGCCGATTTTCTTCGGCCAATTCGGTCAGCGGGGACTCGTAGGGCAGATTGTCGTAGAGGTCAGCTTCTAATTTTATGCTCATGCGGCTTGCTCCCCTGATCGGTCATTTAGGCCGCGCTCGCGTCGCGACCGCCATTCGCTGTCCAAATTGGGCATCGCTTTTTGCATGGCATTTTTCAACTCGTGGACGTTGCGTTCAATGCGCTCCAGCATCACAAAAATTTTTTCGTTGGTCGCCATTTGTCGCTCCACAATTACGGTCAGTTGCGTGCTAAACGCCTGCTCGCGCCGCACAATGTCGGCATGGTCGCGTTTGCTATACCAAAACGCCAGCAAGCCAAAAGCCATGCCTGGCGTAGTGTTTGTGAGTAAAGCCACGATGTCGAGTTCCACACAATTTGTCCTGTTGCCAATCAAAAAACGGCGACAGTAACAGAGATTTGCTCTCTGCTGCTGTCGCCGTCATCTACGGTGACTCAATCGTTTAATTGTCTGCGCCGCCTTGTTAGCGACTGGCCGTCAGGGAACTTTTTCCACAGTCTCGAAGTGGCCCCGCCCGACCTTGATCACCCGCGCCTTTTGCACCACGCGCTTTTCCGGCTCAAGCTGGCCCCAACTCACCACCACCGCTACCTCCCCAAGTTCATGGTTGGCAAGCATCTCGACCAGCAATTTCTCGACCCGTAAGGCTGCGGCGCGTGCGGCGTGCTGCAAATTTGCTGGCGTTTCTGGCATGTGTCGATCCTAGCATAACACAGATTGTCAATAACTAATTCACGCTAATCATTTCCGCCCTAGCGCGCCGTCTGCGTAAACATTTGGACGGCGCGACTCTGGTCTCTTGCCGACCAATACGCGTCGCAGCTTCCTGCGCCAATTCCAACGGATCGGGCAACATTTGCTCCGCCGTCGGCTGCCAGCCCAACACCTCCGCCAACGTCTCGGCAATCTGCCCCAGCGTGTGCGCGTCATTTAACCATGCCCGGCGATACTGCGCTGCGCTCAGCGGCGGCGCGATCTTTACATCCTCCTGCTCTATCATAACAGCCTCCCTTCTTGCATTCAGGCCGCCATGATTATAGCAGGTTATTGTAAATCTCTCGTTAAAGCCTGTTAGATTACGCTCGTCACACGCCCCTGCCGACGATCCCACGCCAGCCCGCACTCGTCAGCCAACTGTTGCCAACTCATATCGAAACGCATCAGCAGCGCAGTGGCCGTCGGCCACACGGCAGGCTTGCTGGCATTGAAGGCCGCCTGCGTTGGCATCTGCCCGCCCATGCTGATGCGCTTTACCTCAGCAACCAACTCTTCACGCGTCACCCTGCCCGCCGCCTCGTGGCGACGCTCGCGCTCACGCCGATCTGCGTCTACGCGCCGCTGCTGTTTCATCTTTTCAAGCTGGCGCACGCGTGCTTCCGTGGGAGGGTTGACGGTCTTGCTTTTTGTCTCGCCCACAAGCGGCGTGACAACCGTGTGTTCGGGGCCGAGCGTGACAGCGGCCTGGTGAGATAGTGGCTCGGTGCGCGCAGTCAGAGCAGCTTCAGCAATCGCACCAACTTGCCGCATAGCTACTATCTCCGCACTTTCGCCAGGTGCTGGTGGAATCAACGTCACGTTAACCTTGTCGGCCAACGCGGTCAATTCCCGGTCTTGGGCGACGGTCTGGCCGTTGCCAACATCATCGTCAATGGCGGTCGTGGCGGTCTCTTCGGCAACAGGCGGCAAGCCGTCGGGCGCGTTTTCGTCACGATTGTACCTTATGCCAAAATGCTCAAACGCTGCGTCCGCCATCTGGCCCAGAGTATTGCGCGTCTCGACGCTCATGTTTGGGTCGCCGTTGATGGCAAAGGTGCGCCCGTTTAGGCTGACGCTCGTGAAATGGCGGTGACCGTCGCGATCCCCTTCGCTCACATCCTCATCGCCTGGATCGTTCTTATCCCCCTCGCCACCATCCCATGACATGTAATTTACACCTGCAACATAGCCCCGATGGTAGGCCTCGGCGCGTGCATTAGCATACTCATCAAGCACCCTCTCATTTTGTTCCTGCCACCACGCGTCAATCACCTCATACGCAATCCGCACGATCCCGCGCGACAATGGATCAACGACAAGGCTATGATCAAACTCGTCCAGCCGCGCATTGACGCGCGCCGTCAACTCGGCCAACTGTTCATCGGTTAGATGGGACATCTGTTTACTCCTTAATCTCATCTCATCACCTCCAACAATCGATCAGCGTCCATTTCGCGATAGACCTCATAGACCGTTGCGCCCTCGTGCGTGATTTGGTAGGGCAAGAAAATTTCATCCGCTTTGACCATCCCCACGCTGATGATCGCCATCTGCGCCTCAACCCAATCCTTGACAATGCGCCACCCCACGCGCTGTGCATGTTGCAGCGTCGCCAAACGACGCGGCACGGCCATGTCTTTCTTCAACGCCGCCAACACCGCCTCGTGGCGGCAGGGCAGCCGGTATTGCCGTTTCTCGAACTCAAAGAGCAGCGTCACAGGTTCGCCCGCATGGTATTCGATCATCATGCGCGTGCAGCCCGCTTTGGCAATCATGGCTTGGATCTCACCCACCGTCTTGCTGGCGGGAACCTCGGTGCGATAGTTTAGAATTGGCATCAGCGTTCTCCTCGTTTCTATCTCTTTCTCTGCACTCCCCTACCCCGCCCTGGGCGGGGTAGGGGAGTGCAGAGAAAGAG